CCAAATGTTTCGTTGTAGTATTTTTCTGCTGTTTCGTATGGCTTATCTCTAAAATGCCACGATTGATTATAGGAATTGATGATTTGTTCCTTCTCCATTTCTTTGGCTTGTCTTACAACCTCTGCTGCAATTGTTAAATTTTCCCTACTTATTAATTTATCTATATCTAATTCTGTTAATAAAAAGTCTAATGCCGTTTGTTTTTCCATTTTGTTAAATGTTTGTTGCCCTTTTAAAAATTCTCGCAAACCATCAACAACTTCTTTGTCATTTTCTACAAGTTTGCCATTTACAAAAATGTCTCCGTTTTCACAAAGTTTTAAAAGCTCTTTTGTCCCATTATTTTTTAAAAAAACAACATTTTGTTCTGATATTAATAATGGACTTGTCATTAGACTTGTTTTACTTTTAGTGTTAAATGTTTTCATTTCCCTTTTGTTTGTCGTTTAAGTTATTCTTTTACCCAATAAAAATCTAATAATGTTTTCATTAAAAATCTCTTAATAAAATTCGGCTTATTATAAGTCGCAAAAGCAGTACAATTATTTTTTGTCTTACTTGATAAACAATACCATCCTTTTATTTGTTTAGTTTCTCTAAACTTGGGTAAGCAATTAGTTGTTAATGTTTCTGTTGTATTCATAATTTTAATTCGGTTTACCTATTTACCGAAAGGTTTTGGTTTATAAGTCATCTATCATTTCAAGCGTTTTAACTCTTTCAGTCAATTCTGCTATAATAAATTCCGCTTCGTGCCTCAAAGTTAGTAACTCATTTCGTAAAAGCAAATTTTCACCCTGTAAATCAGTCATCATCACAAAAGCCAAATTAAGAGTTTCTAAAGCGACTAAATTATCTTCGTAGGACTTTGTGCCTAATTTAGTTTTATTCGCCTCTAATAGCTTAATTTGCATGACCAGTAACAAATCTGCTATCTTGAACAATGTTGATTGTCTAAAATCTGTTCTTGGAATCCTTTTATTTAGATCATCTTCTAAAACTGCTTTTAAAGCACTATTTAACTCTGGTAACTTTTTCATCGCACAATATAAATTTTTTTTCTTGAACTGGGTTAATAAGATTTATAATTTCTCTTAAAGCCTCAACATAATACTGGGAAGAAAGTTTATGAATAGGTAGTTCTTCTAATAATTCCAAACTAAAAAGCCTTGCTTCTGAATGTTTGATAAATTCTTGTAAAGTCATATTTAAAAAGGTAAAATTTTAGGTTTTTCTAATGTTTTATAATTTCCTGCATAGCTTTTAGTACCATTTATTTCTTCATAGTAGCAATTTTTCCACCTATCAAAAAATAATGTAGCTTCGCCTACTTCTCCAATTCCTTTTGGTTTTGTTTTCTGTACTATAATTTTTACTTCATTCCCTTGGTAAGCGACTCCATCCTTGCTTACCCCAAAAGGGGGTCTCCAGACGCAAATCATTTGTTCTCCTTTACGAAAGGATGTTTCTCCTCCATCGATATATCTTGGATCAGCAGGAGGATAATATTTAATCCCAGTAGCGTCATCAACGACTTTTGCACCTAATTCCCTCGCAATATGCATAATAATGGTATGATGATAATTGTGTTCCCTTGCGTACATCCTAATCTTACCTAAAACTCGAGCCATATACATATCCCTAACTTCGCCATGTAATTCGTGCTTAACTTCGTTAAAAGGATCTGTTGTAACGGTATCAAACTTTACTCCATATTTCTCTACTGCTTCATGGAAGTCGTCTAAAGTAATATCTTTAACGCCTAAATCCATAATGTAAAAATACTGGCTAACTTCTAAGCCGTATCTATATAGTTCCTGTTTTGTAAGTCTGGCTAATTTATTTCCATCCAAATCAAAAAATGGCTTACCAACCCACTTGTGTATGATTTCGGCAAATATTTCGGCAGGTGTTCCTGTTTCAGGGCTGAATATTAAGTGTTTCCACCCTTTAGATTTTGATAAGTTAATTAAACATTCCCACCAAAATTCGGACTTACCAGAAGCTGGGGTTCCGTAGATATAACTTGTTGCACCTTTTTTAAAGGATATTAATTTATCTACATCAGAGAATCCAATCGTTTCGCCTTTAATGAGGCCTGTATCGTAAAGCGAATCAATTTCGCCCTGTACATCTTCGTATTTTTTTATATAGTTCATTAGTAATAAAATGTAGGTATGATCGGTGCTTGTACTTTCTTTTTGTTTTCGTCTTTAAACCAGTTATTCAGCATTGTGTTTTTCCAATTTACAACCTGATTGCCTTTACTATTTTTCCATCCAAGATTTGAATAGTAGTTATAGGCTTTTGTTCCTGATTCTTTTGTGTAACCGTTATCGTTGAAGTAATTAATAACATCTTCTAAAGTAGGGTTTATTATATCACTTACCTTAACTTTACTTATCTTTACTTTACTTATCTTTACTTTAGTAGCGTTTCGAACAGATTCTGAATGCGTTTCATTTTCTGTAACTTGTTGATTCTCACGCCAGTGCTTCAATCTTTCTGCACTTTTTTCTTTTTTTATTTTATAGTTTTCACTATACTTTAGTAATTGTTTGTTGAAACTTTCTCCATTGTTTGATGAAATTAGTCCAATAGTTTCCATAAACGACCAGCATTTGTTTAGCTTTTTGCCTATATTTAATTGCTTTTTTAATACCGAAGTTTTGATCGGTTTTTCTTGCTGGGCAAACTTCTCCAAAGCGGTATAAAATAACCCTAATCCTTCATAACCATAAGCCATAAATAATTCAGTTACTTTTTCATCACTAAATGAGTTGCTATCGTGTAAGTAATACTTCATAGGTGTAAAAAAAAAGAATCCCATCGGTAGTGAGTTTCGACAGGATTCAGGTTATAAAATAACCGTTTTTTGTAATATTTAACAAGCTCACTACTTCTTATTAAATATTTAATACAGGTCAAATATAATTAAAATCTTCGTAATTTAAAATATTTGTCCAATCTTTTGTTTAAAGAAGATAAAGGTACATTAAACTTCTCTGCATAATGCTTAATAGCTTTCCCTTCAACTAAATATAACTTTAAAAAGTCATTAAAAATAGCACTTGTTTCTAAAGTAACTTTTTTAGTTTTAAGGTGTTTTGTTCTTATCCCTTTAGCTCTTAAGACTTCTCTTATTCTTTTTTGGGATATATTATACTTTTGGCTTAAATCCTCAATAGTAACATTCCCAGTTCTATATTCTTCTAAAAAATCCATATCGTATTATTTTAAAATACTAACGCTACTCATTAGCACTTGGGTGTTAATCTCTGCTAAAATTGTAAAACTTTCCCCTAATATTGTTCGCAGACACCTCTTATCTTTGGTGCAAAAAGAACGCTTGCAGCAGCACCAATTTCATTAGTTAAAAGGGTAGACCGTCTTCAGAACTCACAGATACGCTTTTATTTGATAAACCAAATGTATCTGATATTTCACTTGATGTAATTAAATTTGTACTCACATCTAATTTACCTAATCCCCAAACTACCTTACCATTGCCCATATAAGTTTTAGGTGCTTTAGCATCTCTTTCTTCTTTAGACTGGTTTAAAGTAATTGATACATTGTTACCAAACTTATCGTTCTTGTCATCTACAATAATAGATAGGTTTAAATACTTCTCTTTGATTAATTTTGTTCTGTCGATTTTTGTTACATCAATAGATGCATTGATAATTGTTGCCATTTTATTTTTTTTAAAGGTTTATAATTCTTGTTCCTATTCTTGCCTGTATATCGGCATCGTATTTTTGAAGCCAGTCCCTACAAAGTTCAATACGATCAATAATTTCTTGCTCAAGAGAAATATCTCGTTTAAACTCGTAGGATACCCAGCGTTCAAAGTCTTCTAAATGTGAATAGCTTACTTTAGTTCCAAAATTAGCAGCAGCAGGAGTGTCGCCTAAATAATAGAATAATGTAGCATATTCTTTATTACATAGCATCATATACGCTCTTAACTGCCATTCGTAGTCTGTATTCAGTTCTAAAGCTGAATCTAAAAATGTTTTTCTATTCCAAGAACATTTAGTGTCAATAATAGAGTTCTCAAGAATTACATCAGGAGTTCCGACCATCCATTCGTTTGCGTAAATATCTTCGTTCTTATAGGCTTTGATACCACCGTATAAAACCTTAGTTGCAAAGTCAATAGCTTCGTTTTCTAATAATATACCTTTTGTTAGATATTTAGATACTATTTCTTCAGTGTCGCCAGAATACCATTCTTTAAGGTAGGTAATACAGGTTTGCGGAAGCTCGCCATCTTTTTTTAACTTCCCCATCAATTTTGACAGGGAAGAAGGTCTTGCTTTAAAGTATTTCATTTCCTTTTGCTGTTAAAAGTCTTAAAGTTTCGGCATCCATTGTGTACCTTTCGTTTATAGCAGTTAAATTCTTTGCATCCTTTAGGTAACCTAATCTGCATTTTTCAAATAACTCCGTACCTATTTTTAATACTGCTTTCGCTGACTTGTCTTCTACTGTTTTAACTGAATCGTGAGTGTTAGTAGCGTCAGCGTCTTTTGTATCGTCAATAAGGAATAAACCATTTAAAGCATATTTTCTGGCATAACTGGTGCTCGCTCCGAACGACTGAGCTATATCCATACCTTTACGATTAGGGTCAATTCCAGCGGATGCTGATGAATTAAACTCCTTACCTTCTTTGTCGATAAATTGAATGTAGCTTTCACAGAAAATTATCCCTGCTTTTTCTTGGATGCTGTCCGATATAACCATCGTGCATCCGTATTTAAGCAATAAAGGTTTTACTGCTTCTAAGATATCCTCACATGAGCGATATTTGTAATTACCAAACTTATTGGTCTGGTTTTTGGGAGCTTTTAGCTCCGATTGAATTTTTAGTAGTGACATAGTTTTCTTGTTTTGGTTTTTAAAGATACTAATTATTTTATTAAATTTAAGTAATTATTTTTAATTATTTGCTTCGATAAATGTAGCTCGTAATCGTTTGTAACTCTTTGTATTTCAGCTTCTTTGACTTTATTTATAAGATACATTGCCTGGACTGATTTGCAGTAGTTACCATCTTCTAATGTTTGTCTATAAAGCCTTTTTAATTTATCCAGCTTACTTTCCTTCGGCGGATTATTAATAAATTTGTGTACAGTTATAATGCTCATTTCTCGTTGGTTATTTCTATTGTTTTAATATAATCACCATTTTCATTATCTATTGCGTTTATTGCCTCTTCTTTGGTTTTATATTCAACACCCAACATTATACCATCTTCATCGTGATACGCATTTACCCAAATGCTTTTAGGGTCAGATACTTCTACTAAATCAAATTGTTTCCAATCTGAAATATGTTTACCATTTAACTCCCATAAAGTTGGATATGGAGATGTTACTTCAAATATTACCATTCCAATTATTTTATCTTTATGTATTTCAAATAGCTTTACTGCGTTACCATCTCTTGTAGCATATTTTTTATTTAAGTCTATCATATTATCGTGGTCTACAAATGTTATAAATAGCACTACCTAAAGAAGATTGACAAGCCAGCACTGGTTGTTTTAAAATTGCTAAAATCAATTCTTCGTAATTCTCGTTGATAAACTCTTCGACATCCTGTGTAAAGTAAATAGGATTCTCTGCCTGCTCCATACTTGTAGGGTCTAATTCAATTTTTACTTGACCTCTTGATATGTCGTAGTTTTCTAATACCCAAAAGCGTAGGTCTGCTTGTTTGAATCTATGGTGGTAAATAATAAAACCATCTGTGTATTCGGTGTAATAAGTGTTTTGATAGTCTATTTCAACTATGTTAATGTCGTTGATAATAGGGTTTTTTAGCTTTTTCATTTTTTTCTTGTTATGGTTAAATTGTTTTTGGTTAATTCTTTGCAGGAATAAATCTTATTGTTAAATCTTTTGTAATAAGAAAGTAAAGCCCTGATTCTGTTACCTTCAACTTTGTGTACTTGCATAGTCTCCCCTATGCTAAGTGATTTAATTTGTCTCGCTTGTTCTTTCTGGTAGATCATTTAATAATTGTAAGGCTCGTTTAAATACTTGGATTCTTGTGTGTACTTGTCTTGACTCGTAAGGGTTTTTCTGTACACTTGGTAACTGGTTTGTTAATTTGTTGATTGCGTCTTTCAAACCTTGCTCGAATGACGGCTCTTGTGGATAGTTGAACATAGTTAGTTTTTGTTTAAATTTTCAATCGCTTCATAGTAAGTGTCTGCTACCATTTCATCGTCATTTTCGCCATTGTAGCTAAAGTATTCTACATCGTGTCCTAACATAGAACAGATACAGATACTACTTTCTAAATGGATATAAACATACCCAGAGTTTGGATTAAAGCCTATCTGAGTAATATGTTCGCCTGAACAGAACTCGGCATAAGCGTCAAACACTTTTGCAAAACCTTTAGCTTCACAATAAGCAATACTTGAATCTACATCGTACATTGTCATAGTTTTCATAATTTTTATATCGTTGGTTTTAATCGATATTCAAATATCTTAATTAAGATTTATATATTAAAACATTTCTATAATAAACTATAAAAGCAAAATGTAACTAACTGTAAATGAGGTAAATTATTTTTAAAGTTTTTTTAGAATCAGGTAAACTACGATACCTATGCCCAGGAGATACAATAAAGTATTGTTTCCTTTTGGCTTCTCTTCTTTGATGACAGTCTTATCTATCTTGATAGCCTTGTTTTCTACCTTAGCGATTTTAAGGCTCTGTAAGCGTTTTCTTTCTTTGACGTGCCTATTTATGTGTATTGCCTTTAGTTTGTACTTGTAGTCGCCTCTAATAGCTTCTAAAGGAGTAACCTGATGGTTTACCAATGTATCAAAAATATATGATATTTGTTCGGTAGTTTCTATATCGCTGGAATCGGTTGCTAATTCCAATTTTTGCACGATCGTAATTACAGAATCCACCTTAGTAGTTTCAACCAGCTTTTTAGATTTGCAAGAAGATGATAGTAAAATTACTACTATTAAGATTATTATGCTTTTGAACTCCATAGTTTTATAAGTTTCTTTTGTCTTTCAAGCCTGCAGTCAGCCTTACACTTAGAGCAATAAACCTTTGAGCCTGATGAAATGTATTCAGCTTCACAACACTCTGATATAGTCAAAGGGTTTACTTTTATCGGTTTTGAGTCTTCTTTTATTTCTTTTGATTTCTTTGCCATAATTTAAAGATATATTATTATCCTTTCGCAAATTTAACCAAAATAAAGTAATATTCCTACTTACCGCTTTCAAAGTCAATATCTCTTTGTAGGCATTCAATAGCTTTTTTTAAGTCCTGCACTAAAGCATCCTTTTTACCTGCTCGTAAGATATACTTAATAGCGTTACCTTTCATAAAGGATAAATTATAAGCATTTGCTATATCAATAACATCAATAGGAACTCCTTTTATTTCTACTTTGTAGTATTTCGGCTTTGTTATAATATCAGCAATTTGATTCCCAGTTAATTCAGTCGGTTTAAATTGATGTTTTACGCTACAATTAGTACATACTTCTGTACACTCGCAATTCTCTAAATGGTTAATTTCTTCGATAGTTTTCATTTTGTTTCTCTTTTAGTTTTTGTTTATTGGTTTCATTTATTAATTCTCTTCTAATAATTTCTATTTCTTTGTATAATTCTTTCAGTTTTTCTACTAATATCTCACTCTTCGTCTTGTTCATAATCTAAAAAATCCAGTCTTGTGTCAATCATTTTAATTAACCTTGCTTGTGTTAAGGTCTTATAACTCGGGAATAAAAGTAGTGATTTCTCTTCTAATTCAAAAAGAAAATAGACAAAAAACTTTAGTTCTTCTAAAATTTCGCCATCAGTCATATCGAATACTTCTTCTTCCTTATTCTCCATATAAAACACCGTTATAAACACATTTATAATCTATTATTGCGTGAGGTTGTGCAAAGAACAAAACCTTATCTCCATCTATCTTAAAGGTAACTTCTAAAAATCCTTGACACCAATCAGCAATCTTACCTGTTGGAAGATACTCTACTGCTTCCATAAGCCTTGTACAGCCTACTTCAAACCATGCGTTGATATTATGCCTATTACGAATATATCGCATACCTAATCTATGTGAATGACCTGTACATCCACTTCCCCAATACTCTATTATATTTTTCTCACTTGCGTTCTTTGTCAAAGATAAACCATGAGTAATATCAAAAATATCAAAATAATTAAATACATCCGTAGGGTCGTAAACCATATCGTTTTCAGCCAAGTGAAGCATCTCTTCAAACTTGGTACTTTCAAAGTGTTTATAAAGAATGGCTAACCTTGCTAATTGACCTTTAGATAATAAGAATGGTTTTGTAACTCGCTCATCGTGATTGCCAGTTCTAATAGTAATTTTTGCATCCGTTGAAAGTCTTAAAGGCTTAAGAATTTGTTCTTCGGTATATTTAAACTCTTCTACTTCGTTGTAGCCGTTTAAAATACCATCCATAAAAAGTTTATTAGTATGTTTAGAAACAAAAGGTAAGTCTACTATATCTCCGTTTATACAGACTTCATCAAATTTATTGTGTTGTAGAATATTATTAATAACTCGTAAACATTTAAGGTCAGCTAACCAACCGTGAGGGTCAGAGAATACAAATAACTTATAAGTTCTTTTGTCGGTTAATTTTTTTAACTGATATTGGTTGTATTCAGTTTCGGATAGTCTTGGTCTGTACATAGTTTTTTTGTCGAAATTACTAATTATTTTAGCAAATGCAATTATCTTTTATTCAAAGGCTTACGATTTATTGTAGTCATATAACCACCTAAAGCAATTAAAGCTGATAGGAATAGCTTAATGCAAGTATTTATAGACCATACAAAGTTATCCCAGTCAATAGTCACCCAAGCATTTGCAATAGCTACAATAGCACCAAATACAGTTGAAAGTGTGTTACGTAATTTTAGCATATTCGTTATATTCAGCTAATCTTCTATTTAATAAACCTTTGTTTACTACACCTCCTGCTTTAGTCCACATCAAGAAACCAACTTTAATTTTTTCAATAGTTTGCCCACCGTTGATAAACTTAACCAAAGAAGACTTTGCAAACGCTCCACAACCTATATTATAACAAAGACAAAATAAAGCATCAAACTCATTTTGTTTTAATGGTCTTAATACATATTTAGAAACGCAATTAGCGTACTGCGCAGAAGTGTCTACAAACAATTTAAACGCTTCATCTTTACTTGCTAATTTATCGCCTTTTTTTACAGGTTGTCCGTTAGCGTATTTAGTCGAACCTATACCAATAGTCCATACTAAAGCACTGCACTGGTAAGCATCTAATTTAACACCTTCTAATTGTGCTAATAATTTTAAACCTTCGTTACTGATTTGCATCTCTTTTTTCCTTTAACATTTCTATAAATGAATCTCTTTGTTGCATTAAATACTGCTCCCTTGCAATAAATCTTGTTCTTTCATCTTCTACTATTTTATCAATATACAGTTGTTTTTGGTTTACCAAAGTTGTATACCGTTCTAATTGCTCGTTAAATATCATATTTTGATAATATAACCCAGCTATCATTAAAATAATTGTAAAGGACTGCTCCTTTAACTTGCTTAAAAAAGTTGTTTGCATATTTTCGCCTTCTTCTATTTGTGCCATAAGTAATCCTTAATAAAAGTTATACCTGTTATTGTTAATATAAAAGCACCAATTCTTATTGCCCAATTAATTCCAGTGTTATAATCTCGAACCTCTTGAACTTTAACTTCCGTTTCTTCTAAAGCACCTTCTATTGTTTCTAATCTCTGAAGGATTCCGTTTCTATTTAGCTTTGAGCCTGTAATAGCTTGGCTAATCATTTCCACACTTATTGACAATGCTTTAAGCTGGTCATTTATTTCTTTAAGTTCGTTCATTATTCATTATCCCCTTCTTGTGAATTACTTGTTGTGCTTCCTGGTGTTCCTTGACCTGCATTCATATCATCATCAGTTGTTGACCAAGTTCTAAATCCTGTTTCTATTTTATTAGTTTGGCTTTGATGTGTAGTTATGTTTGTTTTGTTATTAACATAGTCAAATGTAGCCTCGTGCATAAAGTGTTGACCTTGTGCTAAAGCAATATTAAATACTTCTCCAAAGTTTATATCCTTACCGTATACATTACCTGTAAATTTCTGCCAAGTAGCTTGATAAAAAGATAAAACTGACCTTGTAATACATTCCTGTAATGGTCTTGGTGTATTAGATTCTGTTAAAACTTCCCAATTTCTAAACCATTTAGTAGAGTTTTGAATAAGGTTAAATTCAGGCTCTGTATAACCTATAAAATCTTCAATTACTTGAGATTCGTAAATATCTCTAATACCACCGTGATACTGCCCACTTATTTGATATGTATTTGAAAATGGTTTTACCAATGTAGCATCGTTTGGAATATTTGTAGCATTATAAATAAAACCTTTTGTATTTTGATAGTTTTGTGGAATTATGCTTACCTTAATATCATCATAATAAACAGTATGTACTACATCAGTATTAGTGCTTAATTGTCCTCTTAAAATAAAAGTTCCGTAATTATTCATTACATAACCAGTATCTAAAGAGTTTCTATCAAATGTAGATAATACTTTAAATTTTGCCCAAATATCTTCATCAGTCATTTTTATTTGAACAAATTTCTCTCCATCCCAATCAGGACTTTGTAGGTCTTGAGTAAAATTTCCATTACTTTCCAAGTATCTAATAAAAGATGTTCCGCCAGGATTAGGTGTTCCGTTAAGTGATTTAGCAAAAGCAATTATAGACGAATCAGTAGGATTGTGTGAACCATCAAAAAATACTGAACATTCTATTTTAACAGCAAAATAATTAATAAAAGTACTGGCATTTGAAATTCTAAATACATTATATAAACCATAACCAGAGTATGGAGGATTAGGTATATTTATCATTTCATTAGATGTAACTGCTAAAATCCTATTATCAAAAGGTCTATTTCCTCCTGTTGCATTAAAGAAATTATAACCACCAAAAGAATCCCAATTTGTAGGATCTACCGTAGTATTTGCGTAATCTTTAAAGAATCCGTAATTATTAAGTAAATTTCTTTCGTAGTATGGGTATTTATATTTAACGCTTGTTAACCGCTTATTTAAAGAAACTAATTGATTAGCATCAGACCAAATAACTACTCCTTCATTTCCAATAGATGAATAAAAGTCAAAAGTATAACCAGTTAAATAAGTACCATCAATATTATATTTTAAACCATTTTGTAATTTTTTATTAACTGATACATTATCAATTAAAAGATAGCCTATTGAATCATCGTTATTATTATAAAAGTTAAAATCAAATGTACCTACACTTGCTGAAGTATAAATAAATTCATAATAAACCCAATCATCAGTAGTACCTTGACTAAAAACTTCAACACCATTTATTTCAATTCTTGTAACTGCTTTAGGAGAACTTCCTGCATCAAAATTCTTTGCCCAAAATCCTACAATATAATCACCAATAGCAAAACTTAATTGTTGATAAACATAAGAACCATAATTATCCCCAAATATTTTAGGGCACTGGCTACCATTTAAGCCTCCTGTTGGACTATTAAATACATTCCCATCAATAAACCAATATTCGTAAAGTTGCGGTAAAGTACCATCAATTTCAAAATCTCCATTAATAACTAAATCGTTTACTGCTACATCATTAATACTAACAACATACCAAGTAGCATCTTTATTAGATTGATATAACATACAACCTAAAGATTCCATTAATGAAGTTAAAAGAAAATAACAATTTTTTGGCTCAAATGTAGACCAATCTACTGAAGAATATTCCGATAATATTAGATTAGTAGAATTGATAAGAGTACCATCTAAATTAAATTGAGTATAAAAAGCGACATTTAATTCACTACCAGTCTTTTTTAATAACCTACAAACAAAATCACTAATGCTTATACCAGCATCTACATTTGTGTCATTATATAAAGCGTAATAATCTTCTCTTGTATATTTAACATCCTTTAAGATTGCAAGGTTATCCGTAGCCGTTAATTGAAGATAATATTGTTCCTGCCATTCGTATTGGATAACATCAGGCAAAAGAAAACCAACCCACTTTAAATCTTCAGTTACACCATTTGTTTCATAAAGGCTTATTCTCCAAGTATATTCATCACTATCAAAAAAGAAATCAGAAGGTTGAACGGTAGAATTGTAAGGAATAAAACATTTAATATCCGCATAAGAAGCCCGAATAGGAGCAAAGATGTTGTCTTTACTTGCTTTATAATTTAATACAAAAGGAGAATCTTGAGCTGGGATTAACTCGGTAATATCATAAGGTATCAAAGTAGCTTCCTGTTTCTCAAACTTTACTTGATAAAACAAATCAGTACCGACTTGATCTAAACCTTTGAATCTTAAGTTATAAATATGATTGTAAAACATTATACCACCCTCGAATTTTTTATTGCTTGGTTATCTAAAAGCATTCTCATTTTATCTCCCATTATATCTACTTGGTAACCACCTTGACCTGTTGCGTTTGAAGGCATTGCAATACTTTTTACATCGCCACCACCACTAAATAAAGTATATGGATTAAAACCTAATCCACCTGCTGTTCTAGCTATCTCACCAATTTTTTCTAAAGCATTACCGCCTGAACTTAATCCGCCAGATAGAACGAATAATATAGCTGCTGCTACAATAGCTGCTGCTAATTTAATCATTAATTGTTTTAAAGCATTAAGAATACCTTGAAAGGCATTTTGACCACCTTCTAAGATTGTGGTAAACATTTGTTCGAATCCACTGGCTAAAGTTCCAACTAACATAGTTTGTGCAGCTAAAACTTCATTTGTACGCTGCAAAGCTGCTGCTTTCTCTTCTTCTGTTGGTATATGGAAACTTGATACCTTACCATAATGTTCATCAGTTATTTTAAATAAATTATCACTTGCAGCAGTCAACATATTCATTTCACTTGTATATGCGTTTATAGCTTGTACAGGATACAATTCTGTTGGGTCAGCCATTGTATAAGGATCATTAATTAAAACATCAGGTGATATAGTTTTTATATCAAATGGATTCTTATATGTCTGTCTGAATTTTTCTACATCAAGTTTGTTTTGTAAAGTTTCAATCTTTTTCTCTACATCAATAATATTTGCTGTTATTGTTATTTGTTTTTTGGTATTAGTAGTTAAAGACAATTCCTTATTTAATTCTTTTAACTTGTCTTTTAACGCAGTCATTGAACCAATAGGAATAATTTCTTTATTTCCACCGCCTGCAGGAGGTGCTAATAAATCGTTTTTATAGGTATCGGCTAATTTCATTAAATCCAACAGTTGATACCATTTTTCATTGTACATTGTTAAAGTTTTAACATTTAACTGCGCACCAACATCTTTAATATATTTATTTAACCCTTTTGTGTCTTTTTTCTCGAACAACTTTGTAAGAAAATCTTGCTCACTATCGAAAAATTCTTTATCCTTACTTTTTTGTGGGTCAAATGTTTTATCAATTCCTTTTTTTAGTTTTTCAATATTTGTTAAAGCCCAAGTTGCACCATCAACAATTCCTTTAAAGAAATCTCCAATAGCACCATCAGTTAATGCTTTAGTAAAAGTATTTTGTAATCTATTTAAACTTGACTGAAGGGAATCAACTCCTTTGCCGTTATAGGTCTTATTTAGTAAATCAGCTAATTTAGGCAATAGATCAGATGCTAAAATTTTACCTGCTGCGAGTTGCTTACCAAGTTCTTCGGTAGTCATGTTCATCGCCTTAGCCGCTAAAGCATAAGCACCAGGAAGTCGCTCAGCTAATTGCCCTCTTAACTCTTCAGATTGTACGGTTCCCTTAGAGAACATTTGTGACATCGCTCTTAAAGCACCAGTTGTATCGTCAGCTGATAGTTTTAATTTAGAAGAAGCATTTGCGACCGCATCAAAAACCTTATTTGTTGTTTCAAGTGATACACCCGAAGCAATGGTAGCCCCTGCAAAGTCTTTATAGGTCTCTGTAAGGCTTAACATATTCAATCCTAACTCATCAGCCTTGTCAGCTACTCTTTGGAATTGTGCCTCGCCTAATTGCGCCGAACCAAATACTTGATTCATTGCGGTTTTTGTAGAGTCTAATTTAAGGGATTCGCTGAACGCTCTACCGACTAATTGTGCGGCAGCAGCTAAAGAAACATACCCAGCAACCATACCTTTGAGAGAAGTCTCAAGTTGGTTCATAGGGTTTATTGATTCCTTTAAAGAAGCACTTGCTTTTTTATCAAAAGATGATATTGAATCTTGAGCAGTTTTTAATTTACTTTGTAAATCACCAATTTCAGCTCGTAGTTGAACTACTATTTCTTCATTTGCCATTATATACCAATCTTTTTAAGCAATTCTTGTTTTTCTTCGGTAGTTGGTAGTTTCTTTGGTTTTTTTTGCAAGATTCTATAAGTATCTGTCCATAAAGGAAAAATATCTTTAGGTTTCTTTTGATGCCTTTTTTCAACTTGTGTGTTAAGAATGTAACTCATTAATGCTCTTGTTTGCTCCCATTCGTTAGCATCCTTTTTAGCACAATAAATTACATTCCTAATATAATTCACAAAAGTCATTTCCCAAAATTCATCAGGTTTTAAACCTAAATCAATTATTGCATTATCGAGAAAATCATCCCAAGTTATTTTTTTTTTTCGCTATCGGTATTATTATCTGATTTATGATTCATAGCTTTTAAAGCGTCATTCATTTGTTCAGTTAAATTTACTACACAACTCATAAATTCTCTAATAACAACTAATTGGTCAATATAACTAATTGAATCCATTGATTGTTTTATTTCATCAATAGTAAAATCAATTACTTTTTTATTAACCCTGTATGAACCAAAAAGACCACAATAAATAATATCAGCAACCATATCAAGTTGAAGATAGTCTTCATTTAATTCTTTAATAGCTCCAGCGTTTGTGCCAGTTAATTTGTTATATTTTTCAAAAGCGTAATTTCCAAAACGCAATTCTTTCACTTCACCATTTAAAGTGATTTCTGTAATACCTACCATAGTTTTTAGTTTAGTTAATTTATGCGAAAGTTAAAGCACCTGTTCCTGTTATTTCAATAGTGTAAGTAGCCACATCTTCCATTGGTCCGCTTACTTCAAAAGAAGAAATATAACCACTTTGTGTAAATGTACTAATAGTATTTGTGAACTTAACAGACAATAATGTTCTGTTATTGTAAGCTGCAAAGATTTCAGTTAGATCATACTTAGGAGTAACAGACGCATCTGTAAAATCAGCTAATCCTTCTCCTGAGTAAGTTACATCTCTAAGACCTGGCATTACTGATTTCCATCCACCACTTTCTTTAGAAGTAGTATCAAATAAATCTGCATTTGCAGACATTGTACAGTTTGTTAATTGTACTAAAGTTTGTTCTGATCCAGCAGTACCTATCTTAAGTAATTGAGCTGTTCCGTTGTAAATTGCCATATTATTTTATTTTAAAGTTAATTAATCTGTTATTTCAAATGTTCCTGTAAATGATACGGTGTAAGTAACTACATCTTCCATTGGAGCGTTTATTTCTATATTTTCAACATAAGCCAATCCAATATAATAACCAGTTGGTATTACAGAATTTACTATCGCTATATTGATAGGAGTTTTTGCATCGTAAGCAGCAAATAAAGTAGTAATTCCTGTATCAGCTACACCTTCGTCAAAATTAACTAAAGCATCTGCAGTAAATGCAAAATCCCTTAGACCAGGAAGTGAAACAGAAAAACCGCCATCTTGCTTGCAAGTAGCGTCAATCATTGCGTCATTCATTGTTATAGTTACGCTTGTTTGACACATCAACGGAAAATTCGTATCTGCATCGTATAATAATATGTCTGAACCGTTTAATGCACTCATATTCCTTGTTGTATTTTAAATGTAAACCTAATTAATCTTCTCACTAAAACGCCTGTATCAATCAGTTGCTCAAGTGTATTTGTACTTTCTAACAGTGTTCTAATCATATACCAATCAGGCATTAAATCTAAATAACCGTCTTGTCTTGTCCTTACAAGCTCCATTACTTCGTTTGATATACGATCCGATAGTAATTTACCACCAAAACTATTATCAAACCTTGTACCTACCTCTATTAAAACGCTAACTTCTTGACCATAACTTTGTTTACTACCCTCTAATAATTCCGTAGAAGTAAAAGTAGATAATAAAATATAAGGTTCGGTAGCCGCTGCTAAAACCGATGCTGAATCAAATACAGGTACTTCTTGTAGGTCTATAACGATTGCACCGCTTAACCTTTCGTAAAGTTTCCTTCTTATAAGTTCTCCGACATCCTTCATTGCACAAATTTACGATTTATTTACTAATATTTTTAGCTATTTGCTTCATATCTTTTAAAAAGATTTTACTATACTTTATATAAGCTGGAATTAAATACGGATGTGGCATAGTTCTGCCTTTACCATTTACATAAAATTCCATTGCGAATTTTGAAAATCCTGCTGGAATTACTGCATTCTCACCTGTACCAAATTCCACATAAGGAGCATAAGGAGCAGGACTTCCGCCAAAAGCAACTATTCCTAAATAAGGGTTTTGTGTATTAACATTACCTGAACCCCTTAGGTCTCCAAATTTAACAGGTACGGCACTTAAAGCCTCTGCAAATATTTGGTCTGCATTCCGCCTAACAGAAGATTTAACTTGTAGATCAGCTTGTTTAGATAATCTTTGGAACCTTGCAGTAACTGATTTAACACCTTTAATATTAGCCATTATACTACAATAAACTTGTTATCTTCAGTCATTAAGTTTTCGTAGAACTCGGTAATTAAGAAGAAAGTAGGGTCAATTAATCTTCCCAAAGTAGTCATTATAACTATTTCCTTTTTTCTTTCATCCGTTACCTGGAATGCTTTAATAATGTACTCGCCACTATTATAAACAATCTTATTGATTTGTGATAAATTAGGATAATCATCATAACGAATCGTAAACTCGTAGATATTGTCTAAAGATATTTTACCATCTTCTAAATTTCTAAAGCCTTGTTTTGCTCTAATCTTTGCCCAAACTACCTTTTGGTCTACAAATGTACCAAAGTAACCACCTGTACCATCTGAACCAGTCTGTAAAGTTTGAATTGCGATTTGATTTCTTAAAACTCCTGCCTTCATTAGATACCAAATAAAGTGTTTCTACAATATGGTTGCGCTTGTCTTTTAGCATCCGAACTTAACTCGTACGCTTGGTCGTAAATAGAGTAATTTTCCCTATTCTCGTAATCAGTAGACACTTGTTTTAAAATGGCTAATTTTAAGCCTTTAGGACAGACTGCAAAGCCTGCTTCGTACTCTATTGTCAAACCAACGGTAGAATAAGCCTCAAGCATCTTATATTGCAATCCACGAGCAGTATATTCTAAAGCTACATCTTCATCATTCACAACCGAGTCTATAAAAGTTACTGGACCATAAGGTATCTCCTGTGGAATGTGAAAGTAAAACCAATACGCCCTTAAAGTTTTTTCTCCTAAAGATAGTCCTGTAAACTTCTCTATTCGCTCCCTTGCTGAAGTTATTAGTTCTTCTATTAAGTCGTTCTCCGATTCCGAAGAAATACGCATATAGTCTTTAGCCTCTTGCAAGGTAACTGGCTCTACTGCAAGGTCTGTAACCACCTCAATTTGAAATTCTGAGTTAATCATTTTCTTTTATAGGTTCTTGAATGTCTAAAACTTTTTTAAGTTCTAATAAAGCATCAGCAACTAATTTTGCATCCCCTAAATTAAATACTCCTTTTTGTGTAGCAATATCAAGTCCTTGACCTAATATTCCAAATATTTGTTCGTTTGTCATTTTGTAAAGTTAGTATTTTTACAAAGAATCCCAAGCAAATTGAGCAAGATTTCTAAAGTAAGTATCAACACCTAAAACTTCATCAGCAGTAGGGTCGTTTACTTCTAAAACACATCTCCAATAGCTTGAAGCAATTACTACACCATCTTTAACAATATCCGTAGTTTTACGAATTGAAATTGTTCCGTTTTCGTTTACATTAAACTCGCTAATGTATGTTATTTCTTCTATCATTTTTTTATTTATTTAATTATACAAAATATGTAACTGTTATTGCATTAAATTCTGAAGCAGAACTAAAGTTTGCATTTGTTAATGCTGTTTGTACACCTAATATAGTAACAGTAGTAAGTTCCATATTTGTAGCACTATTACCTACACTTCCTTGTAGTTCTCCAGTAGTTGTAAAATTCCTAAATCTAAAAGAAGCTGCACCAACAACACCACGATTTGCACCACCCGAAGTAAAAGGTAAACCTTCAATCGTTGCATTCCCTACTGATGTACCTACATTTGTCATAGCTAAATAAATTGTACAAGTTACTTGTTTACCAATTTTAACATAATTACCTTGTCTATCAAAATAAGTTATACCAACCGAAGCACCACCAAAAGCTATTGAAGGAGTAAAAGTTCCTTCTTCGTAGTCATCTAAATTATTAGCTGAAGCACTTGCTACTTGTGTAGCTGGGAATTCAATACCACTTGCAGGAGCAGTTGCACTATTTAAAGATAAACCTTGTTGTAATCTTACTCCACCCGCATCAGTAATACGCATTCTTTCAACTGTATCAGTATAGAATGTAGTAAATCCACCCCAACCTGCACTTCTACCATTTGAAATTCTAAATTCTCCTGTTGCAGGTAATTGTTTTATTGAAGCATCTAAATTGCCTAATTGTCTAAATTCTATTCCTTGAAATACTACTGCATCAGTTGCTGCTAATGTTAATAAAGAAGTAGTATTTTCAACTTGTAAATTTCCACTTACCCTTGCAGTTCCATTTACATCTAACTTGTAGCCCGAATCTGTGGTTGTGCCGATTAAAACATTACCACCCGCAGATAATCTCATAACCTCTCCCGCAGCATTATTAAATTTTAATGGGCCTTGACCACCATTTGCCCAAGAATAAGAAATTAAAGTTCCTAAACTTCCAGCAGTACCATCAGTTGCAATAGTAAATAAAGAATTTGATGTTCTTAAATCTAAAACTTTAGTTGTAGCAGTCGCATAATCTCCAAGAATTATATCTCCTCCCGTAGTTACCGAAGAAGAAAAAGTTGCTGCACCACCACTTGCTATTGTAAATCTTGTAGTACCACCTGTACCTATTGAAAAAGCACTTGTAGCGTTATAAATAATATTACTTCCATCAGTATTTATTGAACCTATTGTAGAACCATAATATAAATATTGAGCAAAGGTTGTTCCTAAAACATTTGACCTTATAATTCCCGAAGAAAATAAAGTAGAATAAGCATTAGTTCCTGTTGTATCGCCAACAACAAGATTTCCGCTTGTATCTAATTTCATAGCTTGGGTAAAATTAACAGTATCCCCAGCCGTTCCACTTGCAACAGTAAACCAATTATGTGAACCATTTATTTGACCATAAGCAGTAGCAGTTCCAGTTGCAATATATTTATTGTCAGTTCCGTTATAATAAAAGTTTGAACCTAAAAATGTACCATTTACACTTGTATTATTATATAAAGATGTTCCAATCCCAATTTGTAATGCTTTAAAACTTGTATCCCAAGCACTCGGTGTAACTCCTAATCCTAATTGACCATATGCATCACTAACTAAATTTGAGTTTCCTAAAGCACTTGCTCCTGTAAACTTTGGTAAGTAATTAGTAGTTCCTGTGCCTGTGATAGGATTTGTTAATACTGATTGATATTGTGGAATGTTTAAAGTAGCACCTACTAAAGTAGCAGCACCCGAAGTTCCCGTTGTTGTTAAAGTTATTGCGTTTTGTTTAGCGTTCCAAGTAGCAGCACTTGCTATATAAGCATCAGCCAAATCGGTAGTTAAATTTAATTCAGATATTAAAGTAGTTCCACCCGTTATACTTGCAGCGTTACCACTACCCGAACTTTTTACAACTGTTAAAGCCTCTCCGGCACCACCTTTTGAAATAGATGCAGCTACACCGCTTCCACTTGCGTGGTTAATTACTAAATCAGAAGCAGTTAAAGAATGTGTGCCTAAATTAACATTAGTTGTAGCACCTGTGTAAGGTACATAAGCACTTAAAGCCGAACCATAATTAGGAATGTTTAAAACACCACTAACATAAGTAGCTACACCACTCGTTCCTGTTGTAGTTAATGAAATAGCTGCTCTTGCTCTTGCATCAGTAAAATAAAGATTTGTTCCTTCTGTTACTTGTGTTGTTGTATAGTCTCCCGAAGTAGCTACAATAGCACCTGTGCGACCAAATACCGAAGTAACTGCATCTGTATTATCATCAGTCCAAGAAGCAGTAACACTACCGCCATCTTGTTGATTAAGAGTTAAAGTTTTTGTTGTTGTTCCTGTAACCGCAGCACTTGTGATTGAATCATTAAAAGCCGTATTCCAATTACTTGAATTATCAGTTAAATAAGAAATAGTACCTGCCGTAGACTTTACAATTCCTGTACCACTTAAAGGTGCTTGGAAATCAGCAGAAGATAAACCATCTAATAAATCAGCGTTTAAGTTAGTTACTTTAGTAGTCGAAGCAACCGAAAAAGGAGCAGTACCGGTAGCAACCGAAGATGCTAATTGAGCAGTAAAAGTCTTAATACCTGCAATAGTTTGTGCGCCTGTTAAAAGAACACTATTTCCTTGTGTGTAACTTCGTAGAATTGCAGCCGTTACTTTTTTAGTAATTGCGTTATCCACAATAGGTAACACATCTGCATCTTGAACGGTTACTAATGGAGATAACTCCGATATTTTAACATTAGCCATATTATTTCTTCTTTATTTTGCCCTTAAACTCTTTTGTAACGCCATCTTTGATTATTTCGGTAAAGTAGCCAACCTTTATAAATTCTTTCATCTTATCGCTTAAAACAAGGTCGTAGTAGTTATCTTTATTATACTTCCTACCGTTATGTGATATATTGACTGTGCATTTATACATACTACAAAGATACTAAGAATTTTAGCAATTAAAAAAGGGTAGATACAATTAAGCACCTACCCTCTCTTATTTTTTAAGAACTAATTAAACATTCCCTAAATCAGCATAGATTGCTGCGGTAGGTAGCATGAGGTTAATCGCTTCGTAGCACTCAATCCTAGCAGTTACCAAGTTTTGTACAAAGTTTGAACCATTCTCGTAAGAGAAAGTTACATTTAATCCTTCAACTTCAACTCTTTCGATATAGTCTCTATCAAAGATTAACACCTTATCATCAGTTACCCAAGCTGCCTCGAATACTGGAGTTCCAAAGATAGTTAAACCACCAACACCGTTAAGAACAACTGCACCAGCACCTGCATAATAACCTTTAGCAAAAGTAGCGATAATTAATCTTGCCATTTGAGCAGGAGAAACTAAAGCGTAAGATGCGTTAAAGTTAGCAGTCTTTTGGTTACCGATTAATTGAATGATTTCTTCAACATCATTTGTTAAACCACCAACACTTGTAGAACCTGTTGCAGCAGCACTAACTGTACCAAAGAATGAAGCGTTTTCAGCCTTAAAGAAATCTCTTAACATCATACGAGTTAAAGTTTGCTCAATAAATGGTAATGACTTCATCATTTGCTTTGAGAAAGTTGCAAAACCAGCGATATAAGCATTAACTGTTTTTACTTCAGTCAAATCGTAATCAATTTGTCCTTTGTCTGCACCTTCAGTTTGTGCAGTGATAGCACCTTCTGAACCAGACTCTTTGTAAGTTACAAAAGTACCAGTCGCAGATTGTACAGTAGAAACTAAATCTCTAAAGTTTAATTTTTGAGCAGGTAAAATTGCTTGATTAGGGTTGTAAGTAGCTACTGAATCACCTGTTAAGTTAGATGACAATAACATATTACCAACCGCTTTTAAATTCATAGTGAATGAACCACCTGAAGACTTTAATTCTTTTTCAGCGATTGCCATATTAGAATCTAAGTTCTCAGCGATTTGCTCACCGATTGATTTAGTAGATACTTTAGCTGCACTCTTACGAGATACTTCTTCAGCTTGTCTATCTAATTCATCTTTTACTGCTTTGATTTCAGCTTTAACTGAATCAATGTTTTTCTCTACCATTGTAGATACTTCGTTTTTTACGCTTAATAAAGCGTTAGCATTTGCATCAAACTTTGCGTTGATGTCATTTGCTAAATTTTTAATTTCTTCCATCTTTTTAAAGATTTAATAGGTTTCTAAATTGTTTTATTTCTTGTATCTTATTGTCCTCTTTCGGCTCGGTTTCTTCAGGAGTAACCACAGTTGGCTCTTCAGATTTAACAAGTGAAATAAGTTTTAATAATTCAAATTCAATAAGACCGAATGTTTCATCTGTGTAAGTACCATTTTTAATAGCCTTAACTAAAGTCTTAATTCGGTCTTCTCTTTCTTCTGCTGATTTAAAGCCAGTAAAAGGTGTATTAGGGTTTGCTCCAAAAGTAACTGCTGAACCTTCCCAAAGTTTAACCTCGTAGATTGCATCAATTTCTTCTCCCATATCTGTGTTTTCTTGTGATTTAATTACTTGGTAACCAATAGAGTGTTGAGTTATTACACCATCTCTATAAAGTTTTAAAGCATCTTTACCGTAGCTTGTATCGCTCATTTTAGCTTCAAAATATAAACCAAAGCTATCTTCTCTTAACACCATTAATTTCCCGAGAGGACGGTATGTGTCGTGTTGCCATAAATACGCAATTTCAGGCTTTGATGAATCTGGTCCTCTTTCTGCAATAGTCTTTGTAAATGCACCAGGCATTATAACATCTCCATCTAAATCAATAGAATTAAATTGTGAGAAATAACCTGTAACTACTCCTGATTCTACATCCAAGTCCTTAATACTTGCATCGTAATTTTTGAAACTTATATTTTTCATAAGCGATTTATTAAGTAGTGTTTAAAAAAGGATGGATGTTTTACCATCCACCCTAAAACCAAAACACCAAACTATGTATACAAAGATACACACTTTTTAGTATTTATTTATATATGATATTATTTTCTTCGTCTAATTTAGCCTTCGTAAGCATAGTACACTTACAATTCGCATTATTTTGTACTCCTCCTGCTGGATCACCAGGATGCTTCATCTTAATTCCGTTTATCATATTAAACTTTTTATCTAAGTCGATAGTCTTTCTATTCAAACTGACGTGCCAGCTTCTTGGATTTTTAGGATGATCGTGTAACCAAGTTTTTTCCATCAAGATAGGCAATAATTCTGACTGGGTGAACTTTGCAGCATTGGTAACCATTACTGATTCTGTTCTTGCTATAAGCCTTGCCCTTGTCTTGTTCATTCCAACTTCCTTGATTAATCTTTTTTCGGCACCTCTGAATCCTTCGTTGTTATCTAAAGCAGTTCTAAATGCTTCTTGTATCCTTTTAAGGCTTGTGTCGTTGATATCTTTGATGTGCTGACCACCTATGGTATTAAAATAATCTTTAAGCGCAGCGTCCATAACAGGGTTACTAAAGCCTACTCCTAAAGTTGCTTCTGGAGGTAAATTTGCTTTGAGCCATTTAATGTAGCCGTCAGATTGTTTTTTCCAAGCTGTATTATAAAAAGTTTGCATAGCCGCCGCTATAGGAACACCAGTGTATAATAAAGTTGCAATAGAGTTTGTAAACGCAACCGATTCCGATTCGTTTAAAGCATCTATGATAGGCTGTATAGATTCTTTTATAGCCTTAGAGTACAAACGATATCCGTAGGTTTCTAAGTATTGTTGTAGCTTAGTGTCAAATTCTTCTTGTGTCATTATAACGCTTGGTCACTCATTCCTAATTCATCAAGATAAGTTAAGTTAGCAGGAACTAAAATTCTGTCCATATCCGATTCTTCTATTCTATCGTAATTCATAGCATCCCTTTTCTCGTTTGGAGTAATCCACCAGCTTTCTTTCATCTGTGTTACAATCTTCTCCATATCCTTCTGCATTTCAGGAAACGCTTGAACATCGTAGTCAATATAATACTCTACACCATCTCTCAAAGAGTAATATAAAGCAACCTCGTTAAACATTCCTCTAATCATATTTAAGATAGGAATAACCGTATTGGTTACTAACCCTTTGTAAGCCATCTCTTTATTATTATACGAAGCGGAATCAGTTGCCATTAAGATAGGGTCTACACCAAATACTCTACAAAGGGTATCTCTATCCGCACCTATTGATTTAATAATCTCAAGGTCTGCTGGAGACATTCCGATTTGCTTATAATCTACGATACCATTGGTAGCTACAATTCTTTTATAATTATCAGCACCTGTTAGCTTTGTGTCAATTTGTTGGTTAATCTTACTAATCTGTTCTCCATCTAACATTGCATCTTTATCGCCACTAAATAAAAGACCTGCTGCACCACCGTTAATAAATGCTTTAGCCTTTGCCCTTGTACCTTCGTTTGAACTTGATACAGTTTCCCAAGCAGCCATTAAAGGACTCATTCCATAAAGTTGATTACCACTAACATTATAGTCAGGGTTAAAGAACTTAATATGGTTTACTTCGTTTACTTTAAATTCTATTTCTTGATTTCCTATTTGTAACTTATAAGCACTAATTGGCTCAAAAGTACCACTTCCTATGATTTGTGTAAATTGAGATGGTAAAGGATATAATTTAGTAGGCACGCCTTTATTTCTTCCTACTTCAGGCATAAACTTATAAGAGTAAGCGTTACCAGTAATCTCTAAGAAAGAAACCAAAGATTCAATATACTCTTGTTGAGATTGCATTTCGTTAGGTCTTGCTATAAGCCTGTTTAAGTCTGTTCCTTCAACTTCCGTTAATCCTTTTTTAAGTAAGTTAATTGGATTGTTCTTTGTTCTATTAAAACTCTTTTTGTTATCAATCTCGTAAACATAAAAAGGAACTGAAGCAGCCTTTTTAGCAATCATATTTATAATAGCAAATACATCAGGGTTGCCTTGATAACCACTACGAACATAAGCACGAGGGTTGTTAGGGATGTTAAAGAATATTCCGTTGAAATAAGAGAATAAAGATTGATTGTATTTGTTACCTGCATCACTACCTTGTGAAGGAATAAAAGCAGCTTTAATTCTTTGTATGAGATTCATAAGCAATTATTTTTACAAATTTACGATAATTTTAGATAACTTTTACATTACTACAAAGTCAAACTTCTTTAGTTCAAACCACATTCGCATCATTAAAGCATCACTTATATCAGGCGACCTTCCTAAATGTTCTTTAACTTTGTCTTTAGGTAGCACCGCAAGTTTACCATCTTTATCAGCGTTATGCCTTTGTACCCATTCAAGTTCTTCGGTTAATTCCTTTTTTATTGTTACATCTTCTGACATTACCCATACTCCAGCTTGATTAATTAGTTCAGCTAACTTGTAATAGCATTCCGACTTTAAGTTAATGTAATTACCTGTTAATGCCTTACTGTTGTTTACGAATCCTTTAAAACCATAGTCTACTACACCGCCACCTACACCATCTTCATCACAAATGATTTGTGAATAAGGGATTGAATGCTTTTTAGCTAAATGTTTAATGAATGCTGCTACTTCACTTGTTGCCTTATTAGACAACTTATGTACTTCAGTAACCCTAAATCCACTCCATACCATTATTAAAGTCTTATCCTTACCAAACCTCGCTATATCGGCTGATATGTAACCTTTACCGCTTGGTATGTGTTCGTTAGTGAACATATCAATTATCTTATCGTATTCGATTAAGGCATTGTCATTGTCATCATATTCCCAGTTACCAAATAATAAACGCTCCTTACTAAACTTGTCTAAAGATTGTAATGAATGAATATAATGTTCCGAGATATAAGGATTGTCCTGTATTAAAGATTGAATAAAGGCTTTGCTTTCGCTTATCGTACCATCTTTAGTAGGCTTATAAAAATTGTTATAAACATATCCTTTTGCAGGATTGCAAGTGCCTAACATCTTTGGTATTATATTAAATTCCGTTAGCTTATACCTAATACGAGATTTAACAATATTCCAAGCCTTCTCCGTTATTTGGTTGCACTCATCTATGAATGCAAAAGAAATTTCTAAGCTGCCCAATTCGTCAAAATTTGGGTCTGAAGGATATTGAAACAAATCTTTTAGATAAATAGCCGAGCCATTTGAGAAAGTAATAATATTAGATTGAGCGTTATAAATATAGTGCTGACCTGCTTTAATACCTTGCAGTTTACATACATCGTAAAACGAATTTAAGGTAGTATCTTTTAAAGTCTTTAATACTGCTCTACCCATTAAACCTCTTGAGCCTGGATATTTTAAGCAGTTCTTGATTATCCAATAAACACCAAGTGCTGATTTGCCTCCTGCTACACCACCTCCAAATATAACCTCGCTTGTTATGTTATCTTCTAATCTATCAAGTGCTTTAGTCTGCTTCTTCGTTAGTATCATAGGTTTTAGTTTCATTGAAAGTAATACCCAAATCCATACCGCCTGTATGTTTTAAAGTAGTACCCAATCTTTCAGCTTCTTCTGGGGTGCCGATTAACTTGTATAATCCCATCTGTAAAGTAGGGTTTTCGCTCTTATACCATTTTGAACGCATTGAAGTTTTAATTTCAACTTTGTTTTTTTCGAGCAATTCTTTTATAGTGTGTAATTCGTGAAGTTTGTGGTCATAAAAAGTCTTTTTAGAACAGGGCAAAAAAGCCACCACATCCTCAATAAAGAACAATTTATGTTTTTCGATAGCCTCTAAAGACTTCTTCTCCAATTCATCTGTTTTGTATGCCATATTAAATACCTTTAAACGCTTTTAACGGATAGAACACCAAACTGTTTCGGTATCCTCCTTCATGAGTTGGTAATATTGGTGTTACTCCATGCATATTCCTCCAAGCTGGGTAAACTAAGATAGAATTGTCTTGCTGACCGATTGTTGCTCCGTAATCAGGGATATGTAGGTCGCCTCCTTTAGAGTTTTGTTTCTTGCAAATAATAACATTTACTGCACCTACGATATTACCTGCATCACGATGAAACGGTGCTGAAATATTGTAATTAGAAATAGAACTTGTAAAAAGGTCGCCGAACTTCCACTTATCACCAACCTCTTTAAATAATTGTAATTGCTGTTCGTATTGCTTTGGTAGTATTTCTTTAATTAGTTTTTCGCTTTCCTTAGCTAATAAGTACATCGCCTTAATAAATGTTTGAGCCGTCTTGATTGAATGTACACTTGAAATACTGGCATACGGTCTTCTCATCATTGGCTTTGGTGGAATAGAACCTATAATAGTTGAATATTGTAAAACTGCTTTTTCTGTATCGTGTAATCCGCTTGACCGCTTCATTTCTGTTTTAGGCACATTCTTGCTTCTTAATTCTATATTCGCCAAATCGGCAAGTTTACACATTTTTTCAGGCATCTTCTTCATATAGAATCCAATCGGTTCGCCTTCGTAATAAAAAATACTATCTTCAGTTACATTTGGTTCAATATAAGGGCAATTATCGCCTATCTTAATTGAATGGTCTACTTGTACTAGGTCTATTCGTTTCATTTTACTATTTTTTTATAGTGAATTGCTAATTGTTTTATGTCGGTTTTCATATCTACTCTTCCTCCTTTGTTTTGCAATGTAATAAAAGGATTCCATTCATAGCACATTCTTTCAGCCGATTCTTCATCTTTTTTAATTTTGTACTGATCCTGTAATCCGCCAGTGTTGCTTCCTAAATCTGGGCAATTAAAGAAGTATTTATCAAAAGTAAGGATTCCGTTACCGTATTTGATCGTTTGCAGTGCAAAGTCCCTGTCTTCTTTCAGGTTAAATTCACCCCTGTATTCCCAATTAATTTTACTGGCATTGATTAAAACACATACTTCAGCGAACTTTTTATTTATAGAATAATTACTTTTTGCCTGCCAAGCGTGCTGTCTGTAATTTATTCCAACCATTTCAAAAGGAGTCTTTTTTGCTTTTTCTAATAAGGTAAACCAAAATGATGCGTCTGCTTTTGTTGTCTTACCATCGTAATGACCAAAGTGCCTAACATCATCATCACAAAAAATAACCCACTCATGATTATTTAATTTAGCGTAATTAAGCATAAAATTGCGAACATACGCTATACCTTTATTATTTTCTAGGATAGAAACTTTGTTCGGTACTTTATAACCGTCTATTTCCTGAGGCTCGACAAAATGTAGAACTTCTATACCAACATCTTGGAATAATTTATAGGTTTTTGTGTTTGGTCTTCCTTTGCTTGGAATAAAACAAATCATATTTTATCTTTTTCAGCTTTCAGGTATTCAATTATCATACCACCTAAATAAGCGTTTCGCTCACGCCAGAATTTCACTAAAGCCGTTGCCTCTTCATAGTGTTCAGCATTAAACTCAATCTGTATAGCTTTTTTAACGCCATCGGTCATGTCTTCTAATTGTTCTGAAACATCATCATCATCCAAAATAGAATAATCAACATCGGCTGGCTTTTGCCATACATCTAAGCCCCATGCGTCAAGTTCTTCAGCATCCCACTCATTAGCCAACATACTCCAATCCCATTCTCCACCGCTTACATTATCCTTGATAATAAACTGCTTTTGTTCTTGCTCTGTCAAATCACTTGCTTTTATGATAAAAACTTCTTTTAAGCCAGCAGCGATACAAGCCTTCAGTCTCATATTACCACCTAAAACAATCATATCGTCATTTACTACGATAGGTCTTATTTCAAGCATCTTTGGAAACTCCTTAATTGATGCTACTAACTTTGCAAACTTATCATCCTTAATTATACGAGGATTGTTTGGGTTTGACTTTACTAATTTGATGCTGATTTTTTCTGTTTTCATTTTACAAATGTACTATTTTTTTATAATTCGGAAACTTTTTGTGTATACAAGTCAATTAACTCTTGATAATCTAATTTGCCCATCTTCTTTGTTTGATGCCTTTTATACTCAAGGTAATCCATTCCACCTTTGCCAATTTCTTTTTCCAGTCTTTTATAATATTCAATATAATTACCTTTTTGAGCAATATTGCATCCGTAGCACTGGGGGCGACAATTTTGTTCGTCGTATCTTAAACTTAAAATACCCCTTGAATAAAAGTGTCCGTTTTGTATCTTTTTGTAAGGCATTACTTTGTCGCAAGTAAAGCACTTCACATCTAAATTCTCATCGGCGTACTTTAAACGGATATAAGTAGAAAATATAGCATCTGCTTTTTTCTTTAATATTGTTGTACTCATTTAGGTCTTTTAAATTTAATTGAATTAAATAAATAAATAGGCAAAGCAAATGGGGTAATAAGCATAGAAGCTAATAAATAAGCTATTAAATCTAATAAAGTATAATACTCTTTATTTTCTAATTTTCCTAGCTTCTTACTAATCCAATATACTCCATAAATTGTACTTGCAATCCAATAAATAATTAATAGTGTCATTTTAAAAGTATTTTAGTGTAAAACAATTCAAACACTACCCCCCAAATAATAGAAAATAAGATTATATCAAAATACCCAAAGATAGGTTTGTAAGTTACAATAGCTAAAGAAATAAAGAGTAGCATCAAGGCTTTAAATAAATGCCAACCATCCGTAAGGAATGATAGAATAGTGCTTGAGAATAAAAACTTCTCGCCATTTTCTTTTTCGCCCCACTGCCATTTGTTTCGCCAGGACATATTCCAATCCCAAAATTGACGATTCTTTAAGTTTCCAAATATAGAAACATAATACCTGGTAGATAGAACATCCATTACCGAGTTACAAATAGCTGCTAATATTATAAAGATTATTGTCATAAGTTGTCATTAAAGTTACAAAAGTTCCCATTTTGGGATTTTTAAAGCTCATTATTCGTATAAATGCGTATCATTACGGCTCACTTTTGAGCTCTATTTGTAGTCAAGACAGGACTCGAACCTGTATCCGTTCTATCACCGTTTCTAGTGGGATTCGAACCCCGATAGATAAGACTGCCAACACTTGACTATTTTGCGTTCTATTAAAAATGGAAGTTATTGCGCCTATACCATTTCGTTTATTCCACTATTGCGCCTATTTTTCTTGCTTTGCGCCTATTTTTTCCACCATAACGCTAAAATTGGAAATTATTTTCCAAATGTTTCGTTGTAGTATTTTTCTGCTGTTTCGTATGGCTTATCTCTAAAATGCCACGATTGATTATAGGTGTAGATGATTTTCTGCTTCTCTATTTCTTTAAATTGTTCAAGCAATTCTTGTATGTCATCACCATTACCCTTTAACAATCCTTTTTCATAAAGTGCTATTGCAAATTGCTCTACTGCTGTTTTTCCCATTTTGTTTGTTGTTTAAAGTTTTTCTATTTCTTCTCTAACTTCTTCCCAATACTCTATTGTATTAGTCCAATCAGAATAATCTTCAAACACATTTAAACTTAATATCTCATCTACTGCTATTAATGCACATCTTTTGCATACTTTCCAACTTAATTCAAGGTCGCTTGACTTATGACAAGTATCAAAATATTTTTCTACTAATTCTTTTGCTTTTTCTTTTGTTTTCATTTTGTTTGTTGTTTAAAGTTATATAATTTGTTTAATTTATCTTTTAATTCTTTTAACTCTTTTTCTTTCTCCTCTATCTGTTGCTTTAAGGCATCTTTTTCAGGATTGCGTGGGGTAAGATTTCCATAACAACGATAATAATTTAAGCAAGGTGTTAAACTTGATTTACTATAAGTAATTGGTTCACTTCTATATAAAATCACAATATAATATCCACCCCAATCAATAATATCTTTAATCTCGTTACGCGTTGTTGTCCTGTCCTCAAACTTATGCGTTACATTCTTCACATAAATATATTCTAATTCTTTCATTTTGTTTGTTGTTTAAAAGTTTATTTTCCAAATATTTCTTTGTAGTATTGTTTAAAATTATCTGTTTT